ACGCAACACTGCCATTCGGATTCGAGGAATCGTTGGAACGGAGCAGCGCACGGGGATTGGTGGTTGTGCCAGTGGGCCACCATTGGTAATCGCAATAGTAAGTTGAATCTGTTCCGCGCTCGCTGTCTACTTCCGAATTTATCAGGTCTAGGTATCTACCAAACTTCATTTTCTTTACATACCAGCCATTGAAACTCGTAATCGGAAGAGGACGTGTGCCGCCATTCACCGGATCATTCACCGTCGCTGTGAGTTCGCCTGCAGGATTGATATAATCGTCTATCCATTCCCATTTGTTGCCCCACCAGTTTTCCAATCCCCAGAAATTGATGCTCTGGCTGTTCCCGTTTGTTGAAGCTTTCGTGTCTTCCATTCCAAGAGCGTCGGTCTGGCCCGTGTCCTTCGTATAGCTACTTGTTCCCAAACCGATTTCCGCCTGGCAATTCGTGTTTCCATACATCGCATAGTAAAGGCAGCCCAGCACGCAGTGCATCTGCCAGTCCACTATCTGGTAGCCGCTGCCACGGGCGCGGGCGAACGCCTTCCAGTTCACACAAGAGATACCGCCGGTGCTGGCTAAACCACTACGCGAAAAAGCCTTATTGCCGGTACTGTATGCCTCGTAAACTCCAATCAATGTATTGCTGTCCCATTTGACATAACTTTCGTCGATCTTTTCTTTCGCAAAACAAAGGTCTACCTGGTCCCCTTCCGTTCCCTTGTAGTAAAACTCCGGCAGTTTCAGAAACACATCACCTTCGTCTCCAGAGAGCCGGGCGGCGGTGCCGTCGTGGTACTTCGTACCGTCATCGTCTTTAAGCCGGCAGTAAGTAACCTGACCCTCGGCAGTCTTTTTCGCCAAAACACGGTGCGAGTTCTGGCGGATCCACCGGATCACCTCACCGTTAACATCTCCTGTTATCTTCGTCGCGGGGTCAGCCACCGTCTGGTCGATGTGGATCGTGTTCGACTTGATAAGGGCATACGTCATCGCTACGGACCTTGCAGGTTGGGAGGCTGTGAACGACTGCTCGGACGGCTTCGTATAACCGGGATAAGCATCGACCGAAACGGTGTAACCCGTACCGGTAGGAACCTTAACGATAACCTGCGCCCCTTTGCCTGTGCCAAGAACATCGCCGCCGCCGGTTTTCTTTACCGTTACCGTACGGGCGGAACAGTCCGCACTGTCGTCGGTTGAAACATTTACCGTTACTTTCTCGCAGGAATAGCTGAATACGATCTGGCGCTCGTTTCCACCGACAGCGACCAAACTCTGTTTTTGCGGCGTGGTATAACCGGCCACGGCCTCGGCACTTACTTCATAACTCATACCCGCCGGTATCTTCACCTCCAAAGCCTCGCCCTGCCACGTCAGCGTCTGTTCCTGTTCGGAATACTTGACTGTTACCCTTTTCCCGTTCAATGCCGTATCGGGTGTGCCCTGGTTACTGCTCAGGGCGATAACCGCCTTTTCCTGGTTGGCGGATGTTCCGCCGCTGCCGGCAATACGCCAGTCCGCTTTGCCCACCTTGATGTCGTAAAGCTGGTAAAACACATAATCTTCCTCTTCCGCCTCATAAACGCGGCACTGCTGGCCGATGGCGAAGGCACGTGGTTCTTCGCTGTCCTCCGGCGTATAAGTTAGCGTGTCTTCGGTTGGAGTTGATTCCAACGTCGGGGTTTCCGCATATTTGCCGGACATGGACGACACAAGGCTTTCCACCTTCTTTATCTTTTCGTCGAACGTGCCGAGAGATTCGTAAAACTCTTTTTCCGTACCTTTGTAACCGCCCATCTGTGCCGCCTGCCATGCTGACAAACCGTAGGCCGGAAGGTCGGAATAACAGTGCTGGCCGTCGGATAGTTTGGTTACAATCTTGCCGTCCTCGCGGCGTTCAAACAGCCAGACGTTTTCCACCGGGACAGTCTTGTCCGCCTCCCATTCGGCCGTTGTTTTTACAATTTGCTGATAGACGTAAACGCCTGTTCCTGATTCGTTACTCATTTCAAATACCCTTCTTTAATGATTATACTTGCTTTTGTAAAACTCGTCTGCCCGGTCAGATAAACCGCCCCGCTGTGGGAACCGCCACCGCCCGAACCCTCGCCGGTACGTTTCCATACCGCTTTGCCTTTCGTGTTGTCGTGGCACTTCCAAAACGTCTTGTTCCCGTATTCGTCCACCGTCCAGACCTCCACGCCGATGTCGTAGCCGTCATCCGCTACCGTCGGGATATGGTCCAGGTAGGACGGCATTTTCTTTTCCAGCGCGGTAATACGTTCTCCGGCTTTGGTATCGGCCTTCTTCAACAGTTCGATGGCTTCCGAAAGGGTTTTGTCCGCTTTCTTCAAATCTCCCAACTGTTTTAAGATATTGGTGAGCCATACCGCGCCAATTTTATCGAAAAAGGTGGCCGCGCCGGTCTCCGTAATTTCGATATAATCCCCGTCTTCCGGTTTTGCCTGTACCACTTTGGCGAAATACCTTACCGCGATGTCGCGCACCACGTCGTCGGCATATTCCCTTTGGACGTGTTCCTCCGCCTTCACCAGATACACAGGGAATACCTCCACCGTTTCCACCGCCTGGAGCGGAAGTACCATACCGCCGATACTCACCAGCCCGGCGGCGATGCTGTTTTCTGTTACCCGGCAGCCGCATATCACGCAGTTGCCGTATTGCGAAAAGAAGCCGTCGGCAATGCTCAATCCTTCGCCCTGAAGCTCCAGCAGATCGTTGCCAGACCACTTCCTTACGCCCGGTTCCTGTACATGTCGTTTCATTTCCTCGTTACTATTTTGTAGGTTCTGTCTGCAATCTTGTATCTCTCTATTTCCGCCCGGACAAGGTTCAGGTCCACGCCCTCCGGCACATAGACGATAAAGTCCACGTCTTGGAAGCTTTGCCCGCCTTCACCTTCCAGGGCGATTTCCTGCATCGGCTCGAACAACACCCAGTGCGCCGGTTCCGAGTTCAGACCGATGGCCAGAAACTGGTCCTCGTAGCTCTTGATCAGGATGCCGCCGCCGAACGTCTTGTTCAGGTGTCCTTCCAGGGATTTATGCTGGCTTGTTACGTGTACCTTGTACCGGTAATAATCACGCCAGGCGGCAAAGGCATCCCAGACGCTTTCCAAATCCACCAACGCCCAAAGCCACCTAAGGCGGTTCGGCTGTCTGCGGTGCGGTGCGACGTACTGGCGGATAATTTCCTTGAAGTTCAGGATAATGTTCATACGCTAAATATCGTTTATAGATACCATTTCCAGCTTGCTGTCTTCCGTGTAGTTGAAATACCCGGCATGCAGGGTTGCCATCGTGTCGATGGGGATAAAATCCTCGTCCTCCGTACCCTTGCGGGAAAGGGCGACCATTTTCGCCGTTACGACACCCGGAACCGTCGTTACCGCTTCCAGCATCTTGTGCGAATAGATCACGCCCCCGAACTTCTGCGCCGTCTTGAACTCTTCCAGCGAAGCCAGTACCGCTTCCTGCACGCTGTCCACCGGATTGGCGGGGTTGTAATAGACTTTAATATCATACCGTACCTCGTCGGCGTCGGTCGAGATAACCTCAGATTTCGTACCGGCGAACTTGATCGCGTCGATGTAGTTCTTGAAGTTCAGAAGCTGGTTACTTGTGAGCGGCACGATTTTACCCGCTTCGTCTTCGGTGGCGACGCGGAACATGATCGTGTTGTCTTCCGCCACGTTCACTGAAGCGATCTTGATCACGCGGGCGGATTCATCCACCGTCGGGTATTCCAGCAGGCCGGTTACAGTATCGAATACCAGTTCGTGACCCATCTGGAACTCATAGCATTTGTCGTTATACCAGGTAACGGTCCCGGCCACTTCCTTTTCCGCATCTTCGTCCATTTCCTTCTTGAACGTGTCCAGCACGATTTCAAAAAGGTAAATGCCATACGCCACGCAGTGCACCCAAAGCCGCCATTCCGAGGCCGCCGAGGTGGAAAGGGAAAAAGAAACCTTCAACCTTTCCGTAATGCTTTGTTCTATTTGCTGAATCGTTCTTGCCATTGCGCTTCCATATAAGTGGTGATACTTCGGTTTATTTTCTTGACTACCGTTTTTCTAATCAGGCGGCTTTCGTCGTCAATTCGTACGGTAGAGCCGGGGACCAGCTTTATATCAGGATAGAACTGGCCCAGTTCCCGGCCGGATTCCACCACGGCCGACGGGTCGTTTTTCAAATCCGGGTTGTTCCGGACGATCTCGCCGATGGCTTCCGCCGTGCCGTATTGTTGCAGGGCGATGTCCAGCAGCAACTGGTCGTTTTCAACTTCAATCGTTTTCATATCGTGCCTCCACGTTCAGATCATTTGAATAGGTGGCAAAGGCCACCTTGGTTACTTTCATGCCATCGGCTGTAAATTCCTTGCGCGTGGCACGGAGAAAGCCTTCCGGGTCATTGTCCATCATATAGTTCACTGCACCGACACCGACTTCCGGTTTTTGCCGAATATGCCCCTTATCCGAATACAGCAGGTCGCGCTGGTGCTGGTAGGTGCTTTCCGTCACCAGCAAGTCGCCGGTCGTAAAATCCAGGTCGCCATCCGATAGTTGCTTATAATCTTTCATAGGCTTTATGATATTGTATTGCCAAAAGTACCGGTCACTGGTCCCATCGAAGTGGTCAGACCGGCTGTATAAGTAATTGTCGCACTCTTGATGGCGTTCATGACAGCGTCCGCCAGCTTGTCTGCCACCTTGTCGATAGCCCCATCCCGGTCGTCGTCCTGCTGGTTCATCACCTGGGTGAAGGCTTCCCTTATCTCTCGCTTAATTGTCGCTTTTACTAATGCCATATTTATCCCTCCATATAATTAGGCAAATCCGCCTTGATTTGCTTAAATGTCGCCATATTGATAGGTACGCCGGACGGACCTACAGCTGTCGGAACTGTCAGGGCACAAATCCCGTCCAGCATTTGTTCCAGCGTTTTCTTTAGTCCTGAGCCACCACGAGTGACAGTTACACCGCCGGTGGAGACCTTGACCGTCGTTGAATCGGCTGTGAGGGTGAGTGCTTCCGCTTCATGGAGGGCTTTCACCTTGTCATTCGTTACTTCCAGCTTTTCCGCGTCCACATGGACGGTTATCTTTTCGCCTTTCTTGACGTCGATGTTTTCGGTGTCTATCTTTACTTCCAAATCGTTGTCGGTAAATATCACCTTGTCAATTTCGGTAAACTGACACACGAACAGTTCGTTGCTTTTCCCGATCCGGCAGACCAGCACCGTACTTTGCAGACGCGGGATAAAGGCGAACCCTTGCAAATCGGCATTCACCAGAGCGCGAAGCCTTACGTCAAAATAATCCACCTGATCGTCGCGCTTTACTGTACAGGTAAACTCATCCTCGTTTACTTCGGTAACGACACCCTGGAACACCTGGTCGCCGCCATCGCTGAACCGCTCTTGGAACTTCCGGCGTAATTCTTCCATTTCCCGACTCATGCCTTTATCCCGATTTCTACGACACGCCGACCGCCGCCTGTCCCGAAAGACGTTTCCACGCTTTCGATAAAGTAGTCGCCGCTCCGTTCGTTATACACTTTGTCCTCGATACTCGCCACCATACCCGGAAGGGCGTAGGGAAGCAGGAAGGTTGTTATCTTGCCCCGGTAACCGTCGAACGAGTACCGTTTCAGTTCCTCCTGGGCCAGCGTCTTCAGTTCCGAGGCATCTTTTACATCGTAATAGTAGAAGGTACGTGTTTCGCCGCCGTCCTCGCCCAGTTCACCCTCTATCTTTGTGCCGTCCTTGTAATAGCAGACGGCCTTTACTTTCAGTTTGATGTCCTCGGCCAACTGGTATTTCAATTCGTTGTCGCTGATCACGTTTTCCCGAAGGACGTATTTCACCGTTTCGCCTTTCACGTCGTTTGCCTTGCCGACATGGAGTTTCCCGTTTATGTCGAACCACGCCATGAGGCCGTATTCCTTTTTCAACAGTCCCAGTACCCAACTGCCGGGTTTGTTGTTGACGACGAAGTTCTTTAGCGTCAAATCGACAATCTCGCCCAACCGGATTCCCGTTAGAATGGTGTTCAAACAGTCTTTGAGCGTTGTTTCCTTCTTTGAGAAAACACAGTTCAGGAAGCGCAGGCGGTAATATTCGTCCTCGCATTCGATTTCCAAGGGAACTTTGTAGTTCAGCCGCTTCACATAGCCGACGAACTCGGTCTTTAGGCTTCCGTCGTACCCCAACTTGATTTCCACCTTGTCGCCTACTTTGATAGCCTGGGCGGTTTCGATATGCGTCGGAGGTTCCCCGGCATGTTTCAATACGGCCGTTACCGGAACTTTGATCGTGGCAGTTGCCATCAGGTCGTACAGGCTTCGTTTCACCTTCACCTCGTGCACAGACCCAAAGGAAACCGAACCGATTTTTATTTCACAACATAAAGCAAACATATCATTCCAGTATTAATTCAAAACTCCTATCCGTTACCAGTTCCATCGTGAACACCTGCGCCGTCTCGCAGCCTTTCATTTCGGCAAAGTCGATGCTTTTGATCACGACCTTGTCTTCTTCATCCAAGAATATATCAGTCAGGGCGCATTTGAGCGTAACCGATTCGTTGATGTTGTACAATTCATTCAGGGCGCCTATCTGCTGGTCGGGAAAATCCACGTCCAGGCAGACACCGGCGATGCGTATCTCGTAATCATCGACCGAGATCAGTTCCTTGACCGTACCCTTGCGGCCGACCATCGCCGTTTCCACGATGCTTTTCTTTCCACGGATGGAAATGACGGCATTCGGTATCTCGTATTCCGTCCCTTTATGCTCCAGCACGATCGGCATAAAATACCAGCGACCCTCGGCGTCCTTCTTCCGGAGCGTGGAACCAAAGTCGGAACTGGTCTTTTCCGATACCTGTTCGCCGGGGTATTCGTAACCGTCCGCCTTATATTTGCTCGGCGCGTCAGGAATGAAACCGCCCGGATAAGGCAGCCCCTTGTAACCGATTACATTCAGCAGCATATCGCCCAGGTTGAACTGGCTGACCCGTTTGAACGTCTGGGCTACTTCCTTAACTGTGTATTTCGTTGCCATATCTTAACCTTCGCTTAATTCTTCCAATATTCCCAATATTTCCGCACGTATCGTTTCACTTCCTTTCCGGTCGGTATTGGCGACGTGGATCACCACTTCGTCGCATACCTTGCCAATCTGGTACGTCCGGCCGTTGTTGTTATAGTTCCGGCTGCCCACGGCGGTGAACGTGTTGTTCGTTTCCCGAATATTTTCCACATTGTAGGCGTCGGAGATATTCGGGGTCGGGATTTCACCCGCCGTGGCCGGGCTTGCCGCCATCGCCAGCGGAACCGCCACCGTAGCCGCCACCTTACGCATGGATTCCGGGAGCAATGACACTTCACGGGGTTTCAACTTTTGGGTAATGGCGGAATAGGCGGACGACTCACTGAGGTTGTCCGGCGTATCGCTTAGGTCGAGCACCTTGCTTTTGCCGCTTGCTTTCTTCCCGGTTTCCAACGAGGCCAACAGCTTATCAAAGTTCGGGCTTGCCATCGGGGTGGAAGTCGGTTGTAACGGGGTGGTAGCAGTTGGCTTTATGCTTGCTGAAACCGTTTTATTCTCCCCAGATACCGCCCAACTGTCCCGACCCACCTGTCTGCCCTTTTCCCAGGCGGTGGAATAATCGCCATTTTTGATTGTACGGGTAATAATAGAAACCGGGTTGGATGTTATAACACCCTCGCCAATCTCCTTGAACCCCTGTTTGGCAGCGTCGGCCGCTTCAGAGAAATTTCCCTTTACCAACTGGACGATCGCCGTACCCACGCTGCCGATACCAGAAAGAATTTTTTGCAGTGGGGTAACGATACTGTCGAACAGGGTCCGGCCAAACTCTTTTATCACCTCCCAAACGCTGAGCACGATCATACGGAAGCCCTCAAACTTCTGCCAGCATAGCGTAACGATACCGACCACGACACCGATACCGGCGGCTATGATACCCAGCGGTGAAGCGTAGAAAGCCGCGTTGAGTGCCCATTGTGCCGCAGTCAATCCGCCGGTGGCTACCGTCTGGGCAATATCCATCGCCTTTTTCAGCCCGCCGATTAAGATTGCCCGCTGGGTCCAGGCATAGTTTACGGCCATCGCCGCCGTCAGGATTCCGAGTGTAGTCGTCAACCCGATAATAACCGGGTTACCCTGTTGCAATAACGAGTACCAGCCGGAAAAGAAACCGATAACGGCATCCATCACGACCGAAACGCCGTCCAATACACCACCGGCAACGACTAACCCCGCACTGATTACCGGTAACATGATTTCGCCGACTTGCAAACCGATATTCTTAAACTGGTTCCACACTTCGGTAGCCTGTTGCATGGCGTTCCGGGAATAACCGAGCGCGGCGGTAGTTTCTCCGGTGGAGTTCGCTACGTCGTGCATGGATTCCCGGAGCTTTTCCGTGTCGGACATCAGGACGGAGAAAGCGGATTTGGCTTCCTTATCCACCAGTCCGAACTGTTCCAAAAGGGATGACTTCTGTTCGTCGTTCAGGCTGCCCAATACGTTTTGAAGGTCGGTAAATATATCGACAATGCTCCGGATCTTACCCGTATCATCAAACACGTCCACACCGGCCGTGGAGAGTTTCTTCCTCACGTCCACCCGGCCCAATACCGAGAAGGCGTTTTCCATCAACGTGGCGGCACGTTCGGCCGACTGGCCTTTGCCGGTCATATAGGCGAACGTACCGGCGACCTCTTTATAGGCGATACCCAGGTTGTCGGCTCCAGCAATCAGGTTCGGCATGTACCGGGCGAAGTCGGCAAATTCTCCCGCTCCGACACGCTTTGCCGCAAAGAAAGTATCCAGCACTTCCTGCGCCGTGGTGTTTTCTTTCCCCACAATGGAAAGCGTCTGTGCCAACGCAGCCGACACAGTGTCGAGGTCGGTGAATCCCGCCTTGCTGCCTTTCAGGGCGGCGTCCAGTATCGAAAGGGATAATTCAACGTCGTTCACCTGAGAGTTGATCGCCTCGAAACCGACCGGTACGACCTGAATGTCTGTTTTGTTGTCGGCGGCGATTTGCTTCAATCGCTTCTTCAGATCGTCCAGCCCGGCTTCGTCCATCTGGGCGGTGATATTCACCTTCGCCATGTTTTCGTCGAAGGTCATGCCGGCACTTCCGGCAAGGGTGACGGCAGTCATTCCCGTAACCAGCGGATTTTTCAGGAGGCTTGCGCCCGGTATCGCGTCGAAGGCTTCCGAAGCCCATTTTTTAAACTTACCGCCACCGGCAGCTGCCTCCAACTCGTTCAATTCGTTTGTAAGTCGGGAAATCTCACGGTTATACTCTTTTATGGCCGGAAGATTATCGGCCGGAATCCATTCTTTCTCGGCTTGCAAGGCGTCGATCCGGGCTTTCAGAGAACCGATGGTCTTTCCCGTGTCCCGGAACACATCTTCCGCTGACCTGACTTTTTCCTGTACGCCGGAAAGGGCCGACCTTGTTTTCTCCGAGGTAGCCGTTATCCCTGCCAGTCTCGCGCTGATCTGGTCACGGAGCGAAAAGATGTATTCTATCTTGTTTGCCATAAATCACCCATGCTTTTAATAAAATCGTATTTCACCCATTCGGCCAAAGTAACCTGCAAACCCCATTCTTCGTCGCCTAGCGTTGCCGGGTCGATATGCAGGTAGGCCCGGATCAGGCTGTCGGCAAGCAGCAACCAGCCGGGCCTGTCGGCAATTCCCGTCCGGCTTATAACTTTTTTAGCTCGGCTTCCTTCACTTCCACCAGTTCGCCCAGCTTTGCCGATACGCCGAGGAATAAGGAATCGTCGGTCTTGATTTCTTCGTCACCCGCCAGCCAGCAATTACCGAGCAGGATTTCGTTATACTTCATCGGGTCGTTTTTTCCGACCACGGCAGCCGCGCTGAGTGCCTGGCGGCTGGGGCGTTTCAAATAGGCAACCTTGTCGCCGACGGTAACACAGAATACGTCGCCCCATTTCTTTTTCCAGGCTTCGATCTGTTCGGGGGTAATTGTCTTGTTGTTTTCTTTTTCGTTCATTGTTTTGTCTCTTTTGATTGTTATACCACGTTATATTCCACATCACAGGCAATAAAGGGCAGCGCGTGTTCCGAATAGAGATCATCTACCTTGATGCTGTTCGGGGCTTCCGTGATGGAAGCGTTGATTATTTTGTCTGTCTGTACCACTCCCGTTTCCGAAATATAGGAAACGATGATGTCGAACTCCAGGTCGGTTACATCGTCGTAACCTTTGGCTTTGGCCGCCGCATTCATGGCGATCAGTTCCGATTGCAGGACGGTAATCGTACCTTCATATTCTTTTTTACCCATCTGTATGCCAAGCCCCTTTTTACCGGTGGCGAACAGAACTTCTTTCTGACGTTTGGATTTATATTCAATAGCACGCAATCCGGTAACAGGCTTACCGAGCAACACCACAGTTATATCAACCCAGGCGTATTGTTTTGAACTATAATTTGCCATTACTCACTTGTTTTATTAAAAGGGTTATCAAATGACAGATCCACATTGATTTCTTTGAGCAGGGCGGTAGGTACGACCTTCGCCTGCACTTTCAGCACATTTGTTGAAATCAAGTCCTGGTTAGGGTCTATGTAGGCGGTAAACCCGGAGATTTCGCCTTCCATATTTGTGTTCACGGCACGGACCAGCAACTGTTCGTAATACTTGCACATCGGCTGCGGCAGCTTGCCGGTTTCCGGATCAACGGCCACACTGTCCAGTATTTCGTCTATATAGGTCTTGTAACAAATCACCAGTGCTTTCTGAATAACGCGTGTAAGGCTCAGACGGTGGTAATCGTTGGTCGTGGCCACCGCCGTTGGGTCGTCGTTCAGATAATAGCCGTTCTTTCCGATATAAGTACGGTAGAAGATATATCCTGCATCGTGCAGGGCATTCCAAAGGCTGTAACTTTCCTCCGGCTTCTTTCCATTTGTCAGATAACCATCCGCTACCAGACTACCGTCACGGACACGGGCCAGCGAGATATTCACAGCACAAGTGGCAAGGCGTCCCAATACTCTACCGATAGCTGCCGAGTAATATTCACTCGCCCCATATTTTCCGTCTGAAGCCATTACAACGGAAACACTGTCCTGGCTCCCCTTGCGTGGTTGGTAAAGCGAATCGGTCGTACCATTCCAGGCAAGGGCCGGAAGCAAGATCACAAACGGGGCAATCTGTTTCAGGTATGAATCAATTACCTGCTGGGCCGCTGTTACAGCCGTTACCACGTCTTGGTCAATACCGCTTGTAACGGCCGGTTCATATTCTCCTTCCGGGTTGCGGTTGATACCCACCAGGCGGATACGTCCGGCCGCCGAATCGATCAGCGTTTTCAATGGTGACCCGGCTTCCATTGAACAGATTTCGGTCAGCGTCTTTGCCGCGTCAACTACCAACAGATGCAGTTCCGCACCGTCACCGGCCGATTCATAAAAGCCCAGCACCTCATTATAGGCCAACGGATTGTTTTCTGCCGTCAACCCCAATTTTTTTAAATCACCGGTAGAAGCAATCACATAGACTTTGTTCAGTTCCAATGTGGACGAAACCGCCTTGCCGGTCAGGATCAGCCCGGCGATACCGTCGTCCGAAAGGGTGACAGTCCCGATATTGCCGTTACCCAGCGTTATATTTACATTTGGTAAACTCATATTAATTGCGTTTTAATAGTTTTCGAACACCTTTCAAACCTAGCAGGAAGGCCAGGATTGAAATTGATATTTTCCCGATCCGCATCCATGTTTCCTGCCACCACGTAAGGCGGTTCACCGCCACCTCGACCGGCTGGGGAACATAGATGATGGAATCTTTTCCGGGTACATAGACCGTGTCGGGGGCGACTTTTGCCTTATAGTCCAACTTCCCGTCCTTGAAGGACAGATCGGTTTCCATCGCCTTTCCTTTCAACTCCTCCACCTCTCGCATAAGAACCCGGCCTGTGCTGTCACACTCGAACAGGGCCGTCAGAAGTGCCGAATCGGGCGAAAGATAGACAGGAACAAGGCGGTCCCTTACCACCGGATCAGGTACCGGTTGGCTCGCGTGCGTGTCCCTCGACATCTTCGGCCCTGCGCAATTCATACAGCACAGGGCAAGCATCAGCATGATCGGCAAAAGGGCAGCGGGCAGCCTTTTCGACAGCCCGGCGAAGCCGTGCCAGTTCTTTACGTATCGCATTGATTTCCTTTTTAAGAGGTTCAACGACCTGTTCCATCAGAATAGACATCGCTTCTTTGACATTTGCCAGTTCGTCGCCACGCGTATCCGCTTTGGAGGCCTCTACCTGTGCCCGAAGTGATTCAAGTTCGGTGTTATACTTCTTTCTGAGCAGCAAACTCTGAATCCATAATCCAACCGGTGCAGACACGACACCGAACAGCAATGAAATGATTTCGGAAGTTTCCATCCTGATTTCACAAGGTTTTATTATTCGTTCAACAATTCCCAGCCGGCTTCCACGTCGGCCATGACCGCCGGGATGCCGTTTTCAACCTGGCTTATCGCGGCGGCCAAGGCGCACATCGTTCCTTTGTCGTCCACATCGGGGACGAAGCTGGTCGGCACTTGCATTTCCCGGCATACGCGGGTAATGTAGCCCGATGTGTTGTTCTCGGTTCGCGGTGCCCAACGGCTGATAAAGTCGGCGATCGTCTTACAGCCCTGTTTGCGGCGGTAGTTCTGCAAGGTGCGGATAAGCGCACGGTAGCCCCATTTCATTTCGGTGAACTGGAAAAACTCGCTGTCGGTCTGTGTCGGGCGGAGGCCCTGCCATTTGTCTTTTGTAATCCGGATATTGCCCGGATTACAGTTTCGGATTCCTCTTGGTTCCATTTATCAACCTCCTACCGCCGCTACATATTCCGACATGATGGCCGCCATCGCGTCTTTCTTCTTCGGAAGCACGATAAAATAGTGGCGGAAGTTCACAAGGCTTCGCTGGTTCAGCGGGTCGGTTTTTGCCTCCGAGTAATACATTTTCGTACTGCCCGATGCCTTGAACACGCGCTTGGTGTAGAAGGCGACGGATGCCTGGTATTCATTGGCTCCGGCGGCGGTGCCGAACTTCACCTTCGTGCCGGCAACTTTATAGACCGGGTTGTCGGAATACTCATACACTTCAAACCCGTACAGGTTGGCGATCTTTCCGGTCGTATAATTGTAATACTGGTCCTTGAACTTCTGGTCGGTCAAGAGAAGATCGTTCACGTGGTCGCTGCATAGCACCAGACGGCGACCCTGTACGGGGATTTTCAGTTTGTCGAACTGGTCCTTCAAAGCGATAATATCCGACATCTGCAAACGTCTGCGCCCGCTGGTTCCACCGCCCACAATTTCACCGGTAGTCTTCAATACCGGGGTTTTGGCCGCGTTGCTGTCCGGGGCTAAGGCATGAATCGCTTTGGCGAACTTCTTTTCCTTGATGGCTTCAGCATGGCGTTCTTTCAGGCTCCCCATCTTGTCGTAAGAAGAAGCGTACAGTTCGTCGTCCGTTACCGGGGTCGGTTTGGTCTGGAACTTGTCAAGCGAGAATACCGCGTCGTTGTCGGTAATTTCCTGCACATCCAGTGGATAAGTCGTATTGTTGACCAATACGTCCGGGTCGCCTCCGACATCGATCATGTGGATCACGTCGTTCTCGGCATACTGCGAGTAGTCGGGCAGACCGTCAAGGAAGGTCGCCACGTCACCGGCGCGAAGGGTTTTGATAAGTTCACCGGTCCATACTTCCGTCAATACCCCTTCGCACAGTGCGCCGGAAGGCATGTACTTTCCTGCCGCCAATGATACGCCGACGGCGGTTGCGGCACCGGCCGTGGCCGACACACCCATAAAGGCGGCCAACATGATGCCCATTACCGCGTTAAACAGCAGGGCGGTCATCGCTTTCAATCCGAATTTTGCTTTCATTCGTTCTTTCGTTTTTTTGTTGGTTAATAATTGGGACATTCCACACCATATTCCGCTTTATACAGCTTCATGTAGGTGGCCTTGTCGTTGTTTCTAAGCTCCATAATCTTATCGGCAGGCACGTCCGACAGTTTCTTCCATTCCCCGGAAGCTGAATTTCCGCCCGAAAGCCGGATCACGTCGGTTGGTTTCTGTGCCGGGTTCATGGCTTCGAAAGTCAGTTTCAGAGATTCAAGACCTACCTTTTTGCCAAGGGCGATAAAATGATCTTTCTTCTCGGCCGTAATACGACGTTCGCTAATGGCACTTTCCACCGCGGCGGTGATACCGGCCAGCTGCATTTCTTCCTTTTCCTTTCTCAGTTGCTCGTTGGTCGTCTTGTAGCCCAGCAGTACTTCGATCGTGGAAAGGATTTCCGTTTCCGTTGCCGTTTCCGGCAAGCCCAGTTTTAGGGCGATCGCTTTAAAATCCATCTTTTCGTCTGATTTTTGAGTGTTATTAATAAGCAGCGGGAGGCTTTCGGATTCCTCGCCGGCTGCCAGTTTCAATTCTTTGCCTTGTGCGTTCAGTATGAGCGGCAGGGCGTTGTCGTTGCCGCCGATGTCCACCATGCTGACTTCGGTCAGTTTGCTTTTTGTGACGGTCGCACGGTATTGACCGGGCTTGACGAGTTCCGGGGCGTCGCTATACTCCAGTACGTCCACATTCGCACTGGCCATGCGGAGCGTGCCTTTTTCCCATTGCGCCTTTGCCTGTTTGGATTCCTCGCGCACTTCATCGAACCAAGGCTCGCCGGTTACCCGGCCGTCTTCCTTCTTAATATCCTTTATGCAACCGATGATCACGCCGCGCCAGTGCATCCAAAGCAGCACGGGGTTTTTCTCGTATTGGGAAATATCCATTCCCGCCGTGCTGATCCACGTACCGTAGCAGTTGACCGATTCGTCGCTGATTACTATTCGTTTTCCCATTTCATTTTCGTTGATATGACGCAAACTTACCCCTTCAACAAAGGGTCCCCAAAAATCTCCCCAACCTTTGGGGACTTTTCCCCAACGCTTGAATACTTGTTCCCAACCTTTGGGCGGTTTGTTGCCGGGGGGAGTCTTTCTTTACACTTTTGCCGAAAAGCAAATCATTTTTATGGCTTCAAAAAAAGAACTTGAAAAGACAAAGGAACTGGCCCGGCTCTATTACCTGAACGGGGATACGCAGAAGTTGGTGGCCGAAAAGGTCGGCGTTTCGCGCGTGACCGTGAACAAATGGGTGAGCGACGGCGGCTGGGACGCGCTGCGCACCGCCAAATCCATCACCCGCAAAGAACTGGTCGCTAAAATCATGAAAAAAGCCGACGAAAAACTGGAAAACGGCGATATGAGTGCCGACGAAATGGCAAAACTGGCGGCCAGCATCGAGAAGATAGACAAACGTACCAACGCCACGACCATTATCGAGGTGCTTACTTCCTACAACAACTGGCTGGTGGCGCGTACCCAGATAGACAAGGAGCTGACGGTGGATTTCCTGAAAATGACCAACCGTTACCAGGACATATTTATCGCCGAACAAGTCTCGACCGAAAATCCGGGGCTATAATACATAGTTAATCATAATATATATGGCAGCACAGAAAAGTCAAAAAGAAGCACTAAAAAGATGGAAACAGCTTTGTGAGACCATCCAGAACTTTTCCACCGTCAACACGGCCGAAACAAAGGCTGAGCAGATGGAACGTATCAGCCGCGCCCGGAAGGATTACGCCTATTTCGTGGAATATTACTTTCCGCATTATTGTACCGACAGCGAAACGGGCAAGATTATCCCTTCGGCAAGGCACCACATTGAAGCGGCTAAAAAAATCCTGAAACGCCGGACACTAAAAGCGGTGTTCAAATGGGCACGCGGACAGGCCAAATCCACCCACATGGATGTCATGATCCCGATGTGGCTCATGGCGCAGAAACGGCGTGAAATAAACGTCATGGTGCTGGTCGGAAAATCAGAGGACTCGGCCCAAACTTTGCTTGGCGATATCCAAGCGGAACTGCAATACAACAAACGATACACGCACGATTTCGGAACCAAATACAACGCCGGAGCCTGGCAGGACGGAGAGTTCGTCACCTCCGACGGCGTGGCCTTCTTTGCCCGTGGCCGTGGACAGTCGCCGCGTGGATTACGTTACCGGAACCGCCGTCCGGACTACATCGTCATTGACGACCTCGACGACGACGAACTGTGTGAGAACGACAGCCGTGTCCGCAAACTGACCGAATGGGTGAAAGAGGCCCTTTTCGGGGCGTTCGGTGCCGAGGGCGGCCGTTTTATCATGGTCGGCAACCTGATAAGCAAATGCAGTGTGCTGGCAAATATCGCAGCATCAAAAGGCGTGGAAGTTAGCCAGGTAAATGTCTTGGATAGAAACGGAAAATCCGCCTGGCCCGAATACTGGACACCGGAGCGAATCCGGGAAAAGCGGGAGTTCATGGGGTACCGCGCCTTTGAAAAGGAATATATGAACAATCCGATCAAGGAAGGTTCGGTGTTCCGAAAAGACTGGATAAGGTGGAAAAAGATATTGCCGCTTGATAAGTACGATGAGATTATCGCCTATTGCGACCCTTCGTTCAAAGGATCGACCAAGAACGACTATAAAGCCATCAAGGTTTGGGGCAAGGCGGGGACGGAACTGCACCATATCCGCGCCTTTGTCCGCCAGTGTTCCGTCGCGGAAATGGTACGCTGGTTCTATGACCTGCACGAAAGCCTGCCGGAAGGGGTTATCTGCAAATACATGATAGAAGCGAATTTCCTGCAAGACACCCTACTGGACGATTTCGAGGCGGAAGGCGAACTCCGGGGCTACCAGTTACCCATTGCAGCCGACAGACGCAAGAAACCGGACAAGTTCCAGCGTATCGAAGCGGTATCGCCGCTTTGGGAACGTGGCTTTGTCTTTTACAATGAGGATTTGCAGAACGACCCCGACATGCTCTGCGGTATCGAACAGACGCTTTCCATCGAAAAAGGCAGCAGCACGCACGACGACGGTCCCGACGCGGACGAGGGGGCGATCAACGTTTTGCAGAAGCATTCAAGAGTACAGAAGTTTAAACCGAGTATCGGCACGCGCCGGTCTCCTAAAAATATGTGGTAATGATACAGTTTATTAAAGACATGATTCTGAATTACAGAATCCGACGCGCCATCCGTCTGGCGGGCGAGCTATCCGAAGTGAGCAAACGAAAATACCTGGTCCTCATGGTGGCCGGTGTGCCGAAGGTTTATTCCAAACAGGAACTGAAACGGATGATCGCCCGGCGCAAGTTCCGAAAAGGAACGACCATCCAGGATTTGGAAAAACGTGCCATCCTTATAACCGGGTAAGCCTATGTTTTTGACGGAAGAAGATTATATTGTGGCCAGCAAAGATGCCCTTAATGTACTACAGCAAAGTTCCAAAGAGAACCGCGAGCGTGCGGAGCGGATGGCTATCGAGGAAGTGTCGGGCTACCTGCGCAGCCGCTACGATGTAAAGAGGGTATTCGCCGCCACCGGCACGGAGCGAAACGATGTGGTTGTGATGCGGACCTGCGACGTCGCCTTGTACCATCTTTCGGCATGGCTACCGGGGAAGATGGGAGGTGAGATACGGAAGGAACGTTATGAGTTCGCCCTTAAATGGCTGGAAGGCGTGCAGGCCGGGAAGATTACGCCGGACTTGCCGACCGTGACCGGGGAAGATGGGGAAGAGGACATAAACAACCCTATGAAGTGGGGTTCGGAGAAAAAGAACATTTATATATGGTAGGCTATGGCAAAAAGAAACAGATACAACAATGACCTGAGGGTCGGAAATTTCAACCTGGCATCGGCCAGCGACCGCAAACGGGTCCAGTCGATGATGGTCGAACTGAAGCTCCAGGCGGATGCGCTCACGCAAAAGGACATGCGCTCCTGGCGGCAGGCATGGCAGACCGCCATCGACGTCGAGAATCCGCGCAGGGGAAGGCTGTACGACATCTACCGCGACGTGGAAGTGGACTTGCATCTGGAAGGCTGCGTGGGACAGCGCAAAGGGTTCGTCCAGAAGAAAGGTTTCAAATTGGTGGATGCCAAAGGTAAACAGAATGACGACATAACCCGGCTTTTCGAGGCGGTATGGTTCAAAGATATGGTCGGTTATATATTGGATTCCCGCTACTGGGGGCATTCGCTTATCCAGCTGGGGGACGTGGTGAGCATCGACGGGGAAATGCGCTATACCGGCGTGGAACTGGTCAACCGAAAGCATGTGATACAGGAATACGGCGTGATCATCCGCGAGCAGGGCGACGAATGGCAGACGGGCGTGCCCTACCGGGAAGGGCCGATGGCAGACTGGGTGATTGAGGCCGGGAAACCGCACGATCTCGGCCTATATCTGAAAGCTGCCACACAAACCATTCCAAAGAAAAATATGCTGGCCTATTGGGACCAGTTCGGGGAAATATTCGGCATGCCCATCCGTATCGCCAAAACATCGTCCCGTGACCCCAAAGACCGGGCGCAAATTGAAAACATGCTTTCCAATATGGGGGCTGCCCCCTGGGGCATGTTCCCGACAGACACGGACATAGAAATTAAAGAGACCACGCGCGGGGACGCTTTTAATATTTATGACAAGCGTATCGACCGCGCCAACTCGGAGCTGTCGAAAGGTATCCTGAACCAGACGATGACCATCGACAACGGAAGCAGCCTTTCACAGTCGGAGGTGCACCTGGAAGTGTTCGAAAATGTGGTTGAAAAAGATGCGGATTTGGTGAAAGACATCGTAAACGACCAGCTTCTGCCGCGCATGGTAAAGCATGGCTTTCCGGTAAAAGGGCTGCATTTCGAGTGGGACGACAGCGTGGACTACACGCCGCAGCAGCAGTTGGAATACGAAAAGATGATCCTGGACCGCTTCGAAGTCGATCCCAAATACCTTATCGACAAATACGGCGTACCCATTACCGGGGTGAAGAAGCTGCCGGAACAGGCTGCTTTGGCACGTCCTTTTTTCGATTAGGCCCCGCCGATTATGCGGGGCTGCACGAAAGGATAAGCCTGCTGTATCAGGAAGGAAACTTGCAACTGGCTGCCGACGATTACCCGGACACGTCCGCCATTGAATCCGCCTTCGAAAAGGCGATGAAGTGGCTGCACGGTAAACGCATCTTCGGGGCGGGCATGCTGAAAGAAAAACCGGTCCGCCGGTTGATGGAAGAAACCGCCGCTTACCTTTCCAAAGGCATCGAGCGGGGCGTTGTACAGGAATCGCCGTCGGAAGCGATGGCCTCCAGCCTTCGGGAAAGTGCCGGTGTGTTCTCCGGGTTCAAAACCTTTCACGAAATGAAGGAGGCGGCAAACCTGTTGCTGGATGAAAACGGCGATTTAAAGCCGTTTGAACGCTTTTCAAACGACGTTCAAAAGATTAACGACGCTTACAACAGGCTCTATCTAAAGACGGAGTATAATTTCGCCGTGCAGAGTGCGGAAATGGCGGCCCGTTGGGAAGAACAACAGGATGACGGGGACGGTCGTTATTTACTCCAATACCGTACCGCCGGGGACAAGAAGGTTCGCCCGGCGCACCAAGAACTGAACGGTATAACTTTGCCGCCTTCCGATCCGTTCTGGGACAAGTATTATCCGCCGAACGGTTTTAACTGCCGTTGTACCGTCCAAAAGGTACGTGCTGCCAAATATCCGGTCACTGACAGTGGCGAGGCCATGAAAGCCGGGGACAAGGCGACCGAGGGCAAATATGCCGAGATGTTCCGGTTTAACCCCGGCAAACAGCGGGCCGCTTATCCGGCTTACAACTCGTATACGATCAAGAAGTGCGCCACCTGCAAAAAGAACGGGCTGGAACTGGCAAAGATTCCAAGCAATGAACTTTGCGCCGCATGCCCGATCATTCGGGAATGCGCCGGGGACATCAGCAAATCGCAGGCGGCCATCGAACGGAAGCACTACCTTCGGGAAATGCAGCCGCTTCTGAAAAAGAAAGTCGTGCTGGAGATAGACGGGGTAAAGAAAAGCATCGGATTTACCAAAGAAGGAAATAAGCACCTATACAGTGATACCTTCGGGCGGTCGTCCGTATTAAAACCGGACGATTTGGCACATCTGGACAACGTATTGAAACAATCTGTTTATGTCAGTACGTCTGACAGATTAAGTCACGCACGAAAAGATAAGGTGAAACGGTTCTTTTATTTGAAAGGAGAGATTAACGGTAAAACGGTATATCTGAATGTGGCCGAAGCCGAATTTGAAAACAGAGACGGCAAGAAAAAATACGATCGTTTTCTGTATTCGGTAACGGACAAAATAAAAAGCGAATAAATCGGCGGCCCCTTAGGTTCTTGACCAGCTTAGCCCACACAATTCACTCGCTTTTCACTGCAAATATACAACTAATAAATTAAAACCCAATCCTATGGACGGAGATTTTAAGAAAGAAGTCATTGACCGGTCAATTGAGGACATCAAAGTCGAGTTTGACGAAGAATTTGACCGGAATTTCGAGCGGAAAGCCTTTTTCGATGAAAAGGAATGGCCCGAACGGAAATTTGACGACGGGGTCGGTTCGCTCCTGCAACGCACCGGCGGGCTACGCCGAAGCATCCGAAGCCGAAAGCGGAGGGGCGAACTGGTTTATTCGTCTTCCCGGCCATACGCCCAGATTCATAATGAAGGCGGGGAAATTAAAGTTACCCGGAAGATGAAAAGGTATTTTTTAGCGAGATACCTAAAAGAAGCTAAGTATTCTAAATCTGGAGAACAGAAGAAAAAACGTCCAAAAGCAACGGACAAACAGTTACAAGGCTGGCTGGCACGCGAGGAAGAAAACAAAAAGCTGTCGGATAAGGCTGAATTTTGGCGAAGAATGGCGTTGAAAAAAGTCGGTTCTACCATCCAAATACCCGAACGGCGCTTTATCGGAACAGGGCGCAATACCGACCGGATCATCCGGGAAATAACCGAACAAAACTTTGAGGATTATTTAAAACGACACCCAATCATAGACAAATGAGAAAGATTCTTTATAAAGCACTGAAAGAACGCCTGTCGCGCCTTTTGCTGGCCGATGGTGGCGACATCGTACTGGTGTCGGAAGAACATATTAAGCAAATTATTGAGGCCGGAGAAACGCCCGATTACGCGATCAAACATTTCGGATTGTGGAACCGGCAACTGGAATTTATCGAGGAAGAAGCACACTTTCCGATGCCCGCCGTATTTATTGAGTTCGGCCGTTTGGCATGGCGACACCAGCAAGGTGGGTTGCAAGATGCGGACCTGACCGTCGGGCTGCACGTCCTGACAATCGCCCAGCCGGAAGGGTACGACGGAGAGGAGTTCCACCTGGATTTGCTCGACAAGATAAACCGCTGTTTGCACGGGTTCACCGGCGAATATTGGGGATCATTCAAGCGATCGGCATCCATACCTTGCCACGACCACGAGGAAATATTGGACGATACGGAGGTCTACCAGACATTGCTATATGACGATTCGGCAATGAAAAAGCTGGTGAAATGGCCGGTACCGCCCGACATCAATACGCAAGTTAAGAAACTATGATCAGCCGAAAAGCGTAAGCTGCAGGTCGTCTTTCCTCTCCTGTATCTTCGGGGTGGCGGCGGCGTTGATGTAGTTGTAGAAGGTGTTTTCAGAAATGCCGTAAATAGGGTATATGAAACGACGCCAAATCTCGCGGTTCGACAGGCCGCTTTTGGCGTATTCGTCATAGATGGCGTTCACCTCGATGACTCGTTTTGCGTAGGAACATCCTTTGGGTTTCATATTTCTTGCGGTTATTTCTCTATCTGACACAAAGGTACAAAAAAAACAGCATATCAGGACAAAATAAACGGCGGGACATTTTTACATATCCCGCCGTTTGACAAGTTTTATACCGTGTTTTGAATTAGCCCGACTCAATTATTTTTAGGTTATTGAATCAGATAAATATTTTATCAAACTCTCTTTGTCTTTAAAAAGTCTTTTATCCCATTGGGGATAATTGTTTCTGGGTACACTAAGTCCATCTGACAGCTTATAAACCATAAGGAAACTATCATCAGCATAGGATATTTCGATGATTATTTTACTTATAGTTGAATGAATGATGTTATCCCCGCTCAGATAGCAGACTCTATCTCCTACGTTAAATTCAGTATCTATATTCATATTTTTTTAGATTTACTCTACATCCGTCATGGAAGTAATGATTCTATCGATCTGTTGGCTATGCGGCTTTTAAACATTCGGCGTGCGTACCTTGCCGGTTCCGGCACGATATAGCGGCCTTCAACGATCCCGTCGATAATGTATGCACAAAGATGTTGAAAATGCGACTCCTTGTCTTCTTCGCTTTTAACGAAGCGTTCTATGGTTTTCATGATCTTCGGCTTTACCTTGTTAAAAATCTTCCACATGCCTTCCACATCAAGATTTTTCGCGCAAGTGGAGAAAGAGATAATTACGGAATATTCCTCCTCCCGGTTGGCATACGGGCTTTGAAAAGTCCCTTTCCTGTTGTAAATACCAAGAATGTCCCTTCTTTGTATGACCTTGAGAGTTCTGACAGACAGTTTCCGCCCGGTATTTATTATAATGAAGTCGCGCCCTATCTCGCGCGGGTCTATTCCGTGGATAGCGGCATAAAGAACACGCGGCGCGGACGTCAGGTATTCTTTGCCTTTGACGCACATTTTTATGCGCTTCCCGTAGCTGACAGTCAGTAACCGCCCTCTTTTCAAGTTCATCACTTCTCCGTTCTCATTTACCACATATCCGTCGAAGCCTTTTATAGGCATCCAATCGGTGTTCTTGTTTTCTTTTGCTTCCATTGTATTCGTTTTTATAAACCGGGCCGAAATAGCCCGGTTCTTTTTTTGATTAATCCTTTTTTAATTGGCATTGATACCAACCATATTCATCCGGTTGACGGCTTTCAATACCTCCAGAATATCCTTCTGGACGCATCGGAGCCGCTGCGGGGCATCGGAAGGCAAGGAGAGTAGCACAAATTCTTGAAACCTGATCAGTTCGGGAATATCGTTGACCAATTTCATTTCTACCATTTTCTTTTCCATACTCGTATTTTTAAGATTTGCTTTTAATTTTCCGGCACATAAGCCGATACATACGTTGTTACTTCACATGATACGATTACGCGCCCGGAGCCCTTGCACTGGGGGCAAATCGCACCGTCTTTCCTGCCCTTACCCTCGCAGACCTTGCAGACCACGATATGCGGCGGGATCGTTTTCTCCCGTTTGGGCAGCAGTTCGTCCGTCTTATTCGGTCGATCCGCTTTTCTTTTTAACCTGTTTAAAATACTGTTCATCATTTCTTCCCTGTTTTAAAAATTAATCATTGTCAGACCAAACCCGCCGTCCGGCATTTTCGGATCATCGGTTTTCAAGAGTCGTAGTCCGCTTTCCAGTCCACCGTAACGACAGCTCTCATTCTACCCGTCCCGTCACAACGGGAGCAAGTCTTCCATCTGTAATTGTCACGCCCTATTTCTTCCTGAAAACCGCCGCTCCCGTTACAGGTGGGGCAAATAAAGCCCCCTGCCTTTACAATCTCCCTCTTGGGGGTGTACTTGTCGATAAAAAGATCGATCGATTGCACGCTCCTGCTCATACTCTCACCTCCCCTTCCTGACACGGGAACAATCCCGGCTCTTTGGATTCCTTCAGGTATTCCAGAAGGCAAAGGTCAATCAGCTGGGTTTCCCAATTGATCGGGCGGTTCTTGTACATGGCGCGAAACGCCTGCCTGCAATCATCCGCCGAAAGGCCCATGTCCAGTTTCGAGACGAACAGGTTTATGTCCGAAAGGCGGATGCGTTTCACGTCTATGATCCGGGCGTCACCCTTCCAGATGCCCTTCAAGTAAATCTGCTTGACGGCACCGACGCAATATTTCACGGGATCATGCAGCTTCATCATCGTGAAGCTGTCACCGTTCAATTTCCCGTTCCAGTTTTTAGAAAATTCTATTCTTTCCATCATAACCTTGTGATATTTGCCATTGGATTGTTTGCATTTAAAACAATATACCAGCCATTTCCCCTCCTTTTTATCCACCCGGCAAACCGAACACTGAAAGCCGCAGGGACAGACATATATCCAGTAGCCGGGGGTAAGGGTAGCGGATTTCACCTTCATGCCTCCGTCATTCCTAACGGTATCGCTATCCATGCCCCGTTATCATTCTTGACTTCGGCCCGGATAAACTGTTTGCTGATGGCCGGCTGGTAGGCTTCTTCGATGATCTGAACGCCATACATGAAGCGTTCAGAACCGGTTTCTTCCGCAATCTTCCGGAGCTGGACCACCCGGCTCGCCTTTAGCGTGCCTTTGGCATCACGGGCCAGAAGGCGGAGCACCATTTTCACGAGAGCTTTCGTCTTTTCGTCGCTCGCCAGCCCTTCGATGTATTCTTTTACGATGGCGATACCGTCTTCCACTGTATCCCGGTAGCCGTCGGTTGTGTAAACGCCGACCGTGATACGCTTGTCGCCCGCCGTATTGGTAAAGGTGTCTGTGCGTTGGCCGTCCTTTTTCAATTTCAAGACTTCCGACTTCATGTCGATCACGCGGCGGAAGTTATTCAGTACGCCGTTCTTCACGGTCTTGATGCAGTCGCTGACCGCTTGCAAGTCCGGGATCGCCTCCTCGATCGTTTCGTCCACCAGTTCCTTGTACGCCTCGCGGTCCCGCTTGGCCTGTTCCTTGGCTTTCTTTTCGGCTTGTGCCGCCTTGAATGCTTCATACTCCTGCCGTTCTTCGGCTGTCATTTCAACTGTCTGTTTTACTTCTTCCATGATTCTGTCAGTTTAAAAATTGATTATCATTGTTGTTTTCTCTCTCTTTCCGCTGGATGATCCGGAGCTTGATGTTTACCGTGTCCAGTTCCTCGGCGGTCAGTTTCCGAAACTCCTTACCGGCGATCCGGGGATTCATACAGTAAGCGTCCACCCGGTTCCAGTCGGTCGTATCGACACCTATCTTCTGGAGTTGCTTCAGTACCGCCGAGCGTTTCCGGCGAAGTTCCTCCCGGTAAATTTCCCGTGCCCGGTAGCCTCCGGCCATCTGTTGCATCGCGTCGCACATGGTGTCGTACTCTTTCGTTGTCATTTCCCGGAGCGATTCAGTCCGGCCGCCCGTGTACTGGCTTACCAGCGTTGCTTTCAGTTCGTCCCGGTCCGTCGTAGGCAGGCGGTTCAACAGGGTGTAAAACCGGGCGTAATTGCGTGCTTTCATTCAAAATCCTCCTCTTTTAGCCCGTACTCGGTCATCAGTGCCGTATGCGATAAATCCGACAGGCGGTCCGATACCTCACTGTAAATGAATGATTGGTCGCCGGGAGAAAAGGCCATCGCCCTTTCCACCGCGTCGTTTACGATTGCTTCGATTGTTTCGTCCATGATTTTTATATTTTAGTGATTGCTATTCCATTGAGTACAGGGCGGCACCCTCTTCCCAAATTATATAAGAATTGCCCGGCTGGGTGATAAACCGCCCCTTGCATACGGCCCGAAAGCCGCGAACGAATATTTTCATATCAGCGTCATAGACAACTTTCTTCGCTATACGCCCCTCCGGTTTTCCACCCTCACAGTGGCTGACAAATACCAGCAACTTGTTCCGGTGTTTTTCTTTGAGCTCCTTATAGGAGGTATAAGTCAATCCGGAGTACTGGAGGCTGTCTATTATCACCACATCCGGGCTACGACGCTTCGAAAGACGTTCGCTCAGCTCATCCATCGGTTCCCGGTCCAATATCTTGAACCTGTAATTCACTTCCTCCATGCGCTCCCGTTTCAACGTGTTCTGGAACGAAAGCTTGGTACTTTCTTCCAGGCTGTCATAGGCTACAGTGCACCACTGGCAAAGGTATTTTGCCAACTGCATCACAAAGCTGCTTTTCCCGTTACCGCTTTCGCCCCAAATGATCCATGTGCCCGTACGGTCGGGATGGCCGAAGGCGGCTTCCCATTTTCCCTCGAACGGGAAACTGGGAATGTTCATTTGTTGCACCTCCGTTGGCGAATAGGCCCGTTTCATGCTTTCACCTCCTTTCTCAGCTTTTCTATCTCGGTGTAAACCCGGCGGAGGCTTCCGCCGGTGCGATTTACGATCTGCATGATGTCACCCCGTTCCGGGGCGTTCACCTTGACCACCATAGCCGCCTGCGCCTTCAGGAATACTTCACGTTCTTTGCCATCGTCCGGCGTTACCTTGCTGAACTTGTCACCGTAGCGCGAGAACATTTCCGTATAGCCGATCTTTTCGTTTTCAATGGAGCGGGTGATCTTTGCCCGAAGCCCGTCGGCACCCATCATGTACCAGGCACAACTGCGTTCGGTGGCATTCCACAGGGCTTTCAGCTCAAGGAACGCGTCATATTGCAGGTCACCGGCCTCGTCCAATATGATAAGCGGGTGTTCCAGCGTCCGGAGATAAAAACAAAGGTCGTCGTACACGTCCGCATACCGGCCGTTGTTGTTTACACCGAACTCTTTGGCGATGAAGCGGATCAGGCGCGACTTGTTCTTTACCTGGGAGCAATCCACGTAGATCGCATTGCGATGTGCCTTGACATAGGCGCGTGCCGTGAATGTCTTTCCGATATTGGCAAGGTCGCAAAGCAGGGCCGACACGCCGCTTTCCTGACAGGTGCGAAGCTGCTCGGTGATGAACTGGAAGGTCGGGGTCTCGGCCGCCTTCCATTCGATTTCGTCCTGCAGGGAGACGTTCAACCGGCGGGCAAGGCAAATCCAGTTCGTATCGCTTACCAGCCTGTCCGTTATTCCCTTTTTCAATGAGTTGTACACACTGGCGGAAATACCCAGTGCGGCCGCGTGCTTGTTGTCACTCGGATAATTCTCGCGGTTGTCGCGGATGGCGGCCAATATACGGTCTTTTATTTCTTTCGTTACTTCCATGTCATAATGCTTTTTGAATTGTTTTAGAATGCTGTTTAAACCGCATCCTTCGCGATGCGGGTATAATCCTTGCCTTTGGCATAGTTCAGATAGTCTATTTCCTCTTCTTTCTGAATCTCCACGGCCTTGGCCGGTACCGAGGCAATCTGTTTGACGGCTTTCGATTTCAACGTGCCGACGGGCGTAACGCCGTCGCGGGAGATCATTTCGTCAAAGTCACGGATAAACTTCATTTGCCGGCCTAAAATCCGTTTGTCCTCATCGGTTTGTTCCACGTCGGCGGTGTTGAACTTGCCCATGTCTACCAGCGTGTCAATCAAGTTCCCGTTCTGATAGATGAACACGTCTTTTATGCCGCCGTCCTCTTCCGGTATATAGTAGGCGTCCACCTTGTAATTGTTTGGGGCCAGCCGTCCTATGACTTCGGGCGAACTCAGCCAGTAGTCCGTATAGTTCACTCGGCAGTAGCTGTTCCGGCGGATGGTGGTCGGAACGTGTTCGCCGATAAACCGGGCTATATAGGCTTTATCGTACGGACGTAAATCCGGATTCATACGTTCGCAAAGCACCTGCCAGCGGCTCATGCCCGGATATTTCTTCTGGTTCGGGTGGGGAGATTCGTTAAACAGGCGGATGATTTCCTGGTCCTCCGCGATCAGTTCCTCCCAGGTGTAATATTGCTTGTCCTCGTAGGTGTCGTTCAGTTCGTCAAATACCTTTTTCGATTCCGTCCGGTATTTCTTCAATTTGGAATAGAAGCGTCCGATCCCCAACTGGTGCTCGTGCTCAAAGCTGCGTTTTTTGACACCGTTCATCGATTCGGCATATTTCTCTTCCGAGTTCTGCGGGGCACAGAAGCGTACAAATTCGAACACTTCCCCGGCCTTTAGGAAACCCTCTTTCCATTGGCTCATCAAATGGTTCTCTACTTCCACCTGTGCCGGAACTCCCCAACCTTGGCGGTCTATCAGGCGGAACATATTGCGGAACATATCCACGACCAGCTCCGTGTCCTTCTTCCGGCTGTAGGAGAACCCGACCACGCACTGGCTCGCCACGTCGTAGGCGTAATAGGCTTTCGGACGTTGTTTCGTGTCCTTCAGTTTACGCGGCAGGTCGCGGTCGTCAAACGAGACCTTGCTGAAGCTGTATTCGGGATTCTCACGGTGGACGTGCGGCCGTTGTTCGTGCATGAAGGTCGTCCAGCTCATGTGCTGTTTGTCTATCAATGCCTGATTTTTAGGCAGCGTCAGATAATACTGGACCGTCGAGGGGCTTAACTCTATCGGGTTGCCTTTCCTGTCCGTATAATCCTCCGGGTTGTAAATCTCGCCCGTTTCCGGATCATACATTTCCAACTCGCCACGCACGAACTGGTTATACATCTCATGAACGCTGGTATTCCAGGGCCTGTTAGGGCGTGCGGCGATGCTGACCAGCAGTTTTTCAACCTTGACATTGACCAGACGCGTGTTCTGGTTGCCGAATTTCTTGCTGATAAGGGCTTCGTAGCCTTTCTCCTTAAATTCGAGGACCTTCTTTTTAAAGCGGTTCACCGAAAGGGGAAGCGTATGGCCGAACTCGGCCTGGTAGAAATTGATCGCACCGGCCATCTCTTCCCAGCATAACCGTTCGCCCTGCATGACGGCGCGTTGCATCTTTACGTCATCCATCAGATGGAGGACGGCACGTATCGCGGATGCGTTCAGGACACATTCCTGCTGTTTGTCCAAATCGAAATTGTCACCGAGAACGAGGCTTTTTCTGGCGTAGAACGTCCGGGCATCATCGTCTATAACCCAATGGGCCAGAAAATAATGCCTGAGTATCTCCAGGCGCATGTTGCCGTATTTCTCTTCTACTCTTTTACGGTATTTCTCAGGGAGGCTCCCGACCGCAATAAGAGCTTTTACCCCACGCCCAATTCCTTTTTGTACGAGCTTTATTTTCTTACGCCTCCTAAGCGACTTATAACAATCCTCGCTCATAATCGGGGCAAGAACTTCCTGGCTTATCATAGACGGATGCATACCGTCAATCTCGCGGGAGCGGCTGTAATCCGCCAAACCGTTGGCCAATCGGACAGGCCGGTCGTCCCTTGTCAGGTCCTCTTTTGAAATACATAATATTTTCCCGTAGTATTCCATATTGGGTCCTCCTTATCCTTCTAAAGACTGGGCCATTTTATAGACTTCGCCTTGTACGCTCATAAATTCGGAAAGTGTCAGCCCGTCTTCTATCCGGCGGACTTCGCCATCTACCAATACGGCGGTTCTGTTGGTGTCCCAGTACAGAATGATCTTCACACGGGGGCCAAAGGTCTGGGTCGTGATTCTACCGGCCGTATCGTGGACGGTCTCAAATCCGGGAAGAGCACCGTTTATTTCTATGCCGCCCATCTCTTTCTTTGCCGTGTAACGGATTTTACGGGCCAGTTCGTTTTCGCTCTCATAGTTGAGTGCTTTCCACACCGTAACGCGGGTAACTCCAAATGCCTCCTGGAGTCTCTTTCTTGCGTCGCTGTCGATTATTATTTGTCGTTTCATATTCTATTGCTTTTTAAATACCGTTATTATTCTGTTTAAAAGGCTTCCGCTATTCTCTCGAACCGCGGAAGTTTGCTACATTTGTAGCATGTTAAACATAAAATATATCATCATGAGTACTAAAGACCCTATCAAATTCATTATCGAACGTTTGTTTGAATCATATACAACTTGTTCGGCCCTTAAAGAAGAAGTTGTTTTATTACTTTCAAAATCAGAAAACATTTCTGAAACAGATGCCCTTGAAAGGATAAACAAACGCATTCAAATTGAAAAAGATAAATTCAAGGAATCAATTAAAGATCTACAACATCTGAAAGAGTATCAAGAATAACCTTATTCGCCTCTTCCTTCCAAGAGTTCCTTTGTATGGCTGTATCTCTTATGGAAGAACGAGCGGGATCTTCTTTCGTCATTCGAATTAGCAGACTGCATACCGCCTCTTGAGAAAGAGAAGATAAGTCGCCGACGGTTTCAGCTGCAAGTTCTGATGGACGTAGCTTATATCCGGGGGCGGCTTGAAGGATACGACATACCAAGAATAATAGATTCTTACGCTGCCGCTCAAGCTCAGCAAGTTTTTGAACAGTCGGATGGCTCAGAGGAGCAGATGATTCTGTTGATCGATCGGCTCTATTAGCACCTGTTTCGTCCCGATTCGGAAGATTTATGAAATACTGTCCGGGCGTGTTTGGTCCGGGCAGTGTATAGGCCTGAATAGCTCCTCTTGCCTTTAATCTCTTAAACTGGCCGGCGGTCATAATACCGGGAACCAAATCTTCATACCTGAACAGTTTTGAGTATTTCAAATCTATTTCCTTCCCAACCGTTTTTCTCTCCAAAATGGCAATACCGCCAACATAGACATTTTGGAATATTGCCGTTTCAGGAATCCCGCTTAATTCCTTTTCTATCTTTTTCAGCAACTCTTGTTTTCCACGGCACACGCCTGTATTGAACCGTACACACTCCTTCTTTGCGATTACCTTTTTCACTTTCATGATATTTCCTCCTTATTTTATAGTTTCAATCGTACAATCATCCAATTTCCCGGCAAGAACCGCCCTTACGTAAGCCATCGCACATTCGCCACTGGCCGCCACTACAAAATCAGTTTGCCCCGTCCCCGCAGCCGCTATATCCTCATGGCTGTTGAACTTTTCAATCAGGTTCAGCATCTTAAACTGCTCCCTTTCGTCGATAAATACTTTGATTGCTTTCATGTTTAACCGTTTTAATTATGCCGTCTCGAGCGTTTTTTCTATATTTACCGCCCGTTATCATTGTTAATACGCTGCAAATATATACAGTTTGTAGTTATAAGCAAAACAAAATGTAGATTATTTCCACAAAACGTAGATTATTTTTTGGATCATGGACAAAAAACAGATGCTTGAGGCTATTTTAAACCATTATACAAATGGGAATAAGGCTAAGTTTGCCAATATGTTAGGTGTTTCACCACAGACAATTAGCGCATGGGCAGCTAGAAGCACATTTGACTCAGAACTAATATACACAAAATGTAGTGATATATCAGCAGACTGGCTACTGGCGGGTGAAGGACCTATGCTGAAAGATGCGAACAGATCAAGTGAATCATCTGCTTGTCCTTACTCCAAATCAAAGACTATTGGAGAAAGTAAATCTATGCCTGAATCCTTATCAGCCGCAACGGATAGAGTTTTTAATAAACCGGTAGCTATACCGGCTACTCATCCCAATGAGGGGATACCACTAATACCAATTGAAGCGATGGCTGGGGCTTTAACAAGCGAACAGACTATTTTAGAGTACGAATGCGAACGTTACGTCATACCAATGTTCAAAGGGGCCGATTTTCTTATACCGGTGAAAGGCTCCAGCATGTATCCGAAATATAGTTCCGGCGATATTGTGGCCTGCCAACATGTACCTATGTCCGATCTGTTCTTTCAATGGAATAAAGTATATGTTATCGACACAACGCAAGGGCCACTTATTAAAAGAATAAAACCCGGCAGCGATAAAGAACATGTGTCCATTATATCAGACAACCCCGATTATGATCCGTTCGAACTACATTTAAGCGCAATCCACTCGGTTGCACTCGTAATAGGCGTATTAAGGCTTGAATAGCCCCTTAAAGGCGAACGCACACAAAAATGAAGGCGAAAAATGGCAATATAATATATAACTTATTGATAATATGTAATATAAATCACATAATCATATTAATTAATACGTTTATGCAGGTGGCTTTTTCTACCCACTTAAAGGGCGTTTTTTGTCAAAAACAGCCGTTTCACTGACTTTTCCTATATCTGTACAACGCCGGAAATACAAGTTTTTGACCCCCTTTTGACCCCCTTTTAACATTTCCAAATGTCCCCCTTTTACGTCCCCCTTTTTGACCCCCTTTTGCAAAAAAGAAAGGCCGCCATGATACTACGGGAACGAGTATCACAACAGCCTTTAAACAGCAATATAACAACGGTTTAACGATTGCTTCTAATAAGGTGAGAAACGACAATCCTGGCTCTTTGTGTCATCTTTATGCTGCCATCAGTCAAACCAGCGTGTAAAAGGGTACTTTTCTTGATGCCGATCCGCTCTTCCTCCAGCGTATCAAACACCGCCGACAGGCTTCCGAAATAGAAATCTTTCTTCTCGAAAATCAGGTGTACATGCA